ATTGCAGAGAGCCGCTAGAATGTTTTGGAAATGATGCGGTAAGAAGATTGACGCTGGTTTGGGGGGCGCAGACCTCAAAGACAACCACAATCCTTGCAGGGCTGGCATATAGGCTTGCCGAGGCTCTTTGTCCTAGTTTGTGGGTAATGCCATCAGAGGCCTTGGCTAGATCGTTCTCAGAAACTAGGTGGCTCCCAATGATTGATGACTGCCCAGCCCTAGCCAAAGAAAAACCAGACAATACCGACAAAGTTAAAATCCTAGAGCAACACTTCCGCAAAATGTCATTATGGTTTGTGGGCAGTAATAGCCCTGCCAATCTTTCAAGCCGATCCGTTGCCTTACTTTTGCTCGATGAGGTGGATAAGTTTTCAGACGGCACAGGCTCCAAGGAGGCTGGGGCGTTGCAGTTGGCCGAGGCTAGAGTGGCGACATATCCCAATCACCTTGTAGTTAGCACCAGCACCCCAACCACTGCGGATTCAATCATTTGGTCGGAGTGGCAAAAGGGGGATATGCGATTTTACTTTGTTCCATGTCCACATTGCGGCATGAAGCAGAAACTATTATGGGGACAGGTTAAGTGGGACGAAAAAGCAAGAATTGAATCCGGGGTATATGATTTTAGTTTAGTCAAAAGTTCTGCCTACTATGAGTGCGAGGGATGCAGGGGAAAGATTACTGACGGTCAGAAAACAAAGATGCTTCGAGAGGGCGAATGGATGCCAACAAACCCAAAGGGAGAGCCGGGTCGCAGGTCTTATCATCTCAACGGCCTATACGCACCTTGGGCAACTTTTGGCTCTTTGGCGGTTAAATTTCTACAAGACAAGCATGGAGGAATTTTGGGATTACAAGATTTTGTAAATCGAGTGCTGGCCGAACCTTGGCTGGAACACGCTCAAGAGAAAATGGAGATCATCCCCGGAGCCTACAAGATGGGCGAGGTGCGTATGGGCGAAAAACTCATCATGGCTTGCGACATTCAAGAACAGGGCGGGTTTCATGCTTGGTGCATTGTTAGGGCTTGGGACACAGAAGGGAAAAGCCGATTGGTGTGGGCTGGTAGACTAGAAACTTGGGGAGACATTAAGGCAAAACAAGAAGAGTTTAATGTTGAGCCTAAGTGTTGTTTTATAGATTCGGGGGATCAAACCAGAAGCGTATATTTACATTGTTGTGAATGGGGATTTATAGCCTTGGTTGGATCAGACAAAACTAGCTTCTCTGAAATTCTGGGAAACCAAAGAGTGCAAAGACCATACTCAAGATTAGCTAATGGAGACCCTTTTAGCGGAAAATCTGGTCAATCAAAAGAAGGATGGAAATGGAAACTATGCCCGGTGTGGCGATGGTCTAATCCTGTCTTTAAGGACATATTGGCAACCCTAATCAGAACCGATGGGTTTATAGCCGAGGATACACCCGATGTTTGGAAAGCTCATATTGAGGCCGAAGTAAAAGTGGATGTAAAGAATCCTCTTACTGGTCGTACCAGAAGAATCTGGAAACAAATATCAAAAGATAATCACTTGCTTGATTGCGAGTGTATGGGCTTGGCGGGGGCGGCTTTACATGGACGGCTGAAAGTCACACCCGCAAGTTTGACAGAGGAGGAGTTGCATGGCTAGTGGATCATTTGTTGGTTTGCCACTCGCTACCTTAACTTCCCTGCGCGATAAGTATGTTACTTGTCTTGAGGCGATAGCGGTGGCAGGGGCGAGCTATTCCATCGCTGGACGTTCTTTTAGCCGAGCTAATCTGGGCGAAGTTACCAACACAATAGCCGAGATTAATCTTGCGATTCGAGTGGCATCCAAAACGCAGGTTTATCATACTTATGCGGCATTTGGGCCAACAAGGACAATGGGCGGGGCGTGAAGAAGGTTGAGTTGAATTTGGTTGATAAGGCCGTTGCCTTTTTCAATCCTCAAGCGGCGGTGGAGCGTCTGGCTAGTCGGGCAAAGCTAACCAAGTTTGAATATGATGCCACGATGTATAACCGTCAAAGGAGAGTGCCTAGCAGTCTGACCGGGGCAGAGGGCTTCCGATCAAACTATGATCGAGTTGAGATGATGAAGAGGGCTAGGGACTTAGATCAAAACTTTGGAATCATTCGCTCGCTTCTATTAAAGTTTGCAACTCATGTAGCGGCTAATATTAGTTACCAAGCAAGAACCGCAGATCAGAATGTTAATAGCGAGGTTGAAGCATATTGGAATCAATGGTGGGACAAGTGCGATCTATCGGGACGGCATACAGGCTCGATACTTATGCAGATTGCCACCATGTCTATGCTCCGAGATGGTGATTTTTTCTTTATTCTGGTGCGCGACCAAGACGGCAACCTTCGCTTGCAAGGAGTAGAGGCTGATCGAATCGGAGACCCATTCCGCACTTACACCAGCCTAAATCTTATTGGCGGAATCCACATTAATCAAGAAACAGGCGCACCAGATGGTTACGATGTTTATTTAAGAACATTTGGAAACGCATATATGTTCCAAGCCACAATCCCATCTAGCCAAGTTTTCCATTTGTATGACCCGCTTCGGATTGACCAATATAGAGGTGTAACGGCTTTCTGCACAGCCATCAATGACGCTACTGACCTGTATGAAATTCAAGCAATGGAAAAGATGGCTCAGAAGATTGCAAGCTCGCAAGGTGGAATTGTAAAGCGTAATAACAACAACGCTACCGATCTTTCCAATCTTTCCAACGATCTAGACCAAAGCAACAATGTTATTAAGATTGAAAGCATTGAGCCGGGACGGATCACCTATTTGGAACCGGGAGAGGAAATTCAATTCCCAGATTCACCCAATCGCCCCGGAAATGGATTTCAAGAGTTTCACAAAATCTTGTTACGAAATATCTGCATGGGCGTTGGCATCCCCTATTCTTTTGCCGTTGACCCTTCTGCCATGTCTGGCCCGACTGCTCGCCTTGAAATGCAACAGGCATCTCGCACTTTCAAGCGTCAACAGAAATTGCTTGAAGATAAGGTTCTTCGACCAGTTAAAAACATCGTTATCGCTGATGCGGTTGCTCGCGGACTAATTAAAAACAACCTTGGAAGCAAAACAACCAAGGGCGTATTTAATTTTGGCGCAAGTGTATCTATTGATTTAGGGAAAGAATCACAAGCCAATATATCAGAGTTCCGAGCAGGGCTTACCACGGCTGGGGCCATATACGGAGAGAAGGGACTAGATGTTGAATCTGCATTAAGGGCAAGGGCTTTAGAGGCCAAGATGATCGAAGATTTGGCAAAGCAATATGGGGTGCAAGCCAGCGCAATTTCCGATACAATCCTTGGTTCTATTACACAACCGCAACAAGGAACAACGCAAGAAGGCGAACAAAAACCTCAAGAACAAACTTACGTTGCCGATCAAGCTCTAAACGGAGCGCAAGTCGCATCTCTTATTCAAGTTATCAATGCGGCGGCTTCTGGAGCAATTTCAAAGGAAGGTTCTGTTTCAATTATCACTTCCGCATTCCCATTTATTTCACCAGAAGAGGCGGCTCGAATTGTTTCTGGAATTAATGTTGGCACGATTGCCCCAACAAGCAAAACGCCAACCCCAACCGCTATTCCACAAGCAGAACCAGCTAAACTTGCTAATGATGATTCTGTTCCAATTATTAAACCACAAGATACTGAAACAGGAAAATACGAGGCTGGCGGTGATGGTGATGTTGATGTTGGAGAAGTACGCGAGCCCACCGAAAAAGGTGCGGTTGAAAATCTACCCACAGGAACAACTAAAGAAGGAAAGATTGCGCCTAAAGTACCAAGCATTCTTCAATCTCTAGATAAAGAAAGCGTTGAGCTTTTAGTTAAAGGAATGTTGGACGCTTGCGAGCTTGGAAAATATTCAGATATTGATTTTACTCCCCCGCAGGGTGCTAGAGATGCGGCTAAGAGAGCGTTGGAAGCTAGGGAGAAAAAACCAGCAAGCGAGAGGGGAATGACCCCTGTTGGGATTGCAAGGGCTAGGGATTTAATTTCTGGAAAATCATTAAGCCCAGACACAATTCGCAGAATGCACAGCTTCTTTAGTCGGCACGAGGTGGACAAGAAAGGCGAAAGTTGGGATAGCCAAGGCAAGGGGTGGCAAGCATGGAATGGCTGGGGTGGAGATGCTGGCTATGCTTGGGTGCGTAAAGTAATTAAGCAAATGGAGAGCAGGGAGAAAAATCTTGAAGAACCCTCTGCTTGCCCAATAGCAACTCAAGACATTAAAACAAATTTAGCCAATCGCAAAACAGCGGTTGATGACGCTAACTACGGCCCAGCCAACCCCGGCGAGCCAAATGATGCCTATTGGAGGGCCAAGGCAAGCGAATTTCAAGGAGATGTTGGAACGGCAAAAACCATGCGGTGCGGTAATTGTGCGGCCTTTAATCAAAAGAAAAGCATGATGGATTGCATAACCAAGGGAATTGGAGCCGATGCCAACGAGGTTGAAATGGCTGGCAACCTTGGCTATTGCGAGATTTTTGATTTCAAATGTGCGGCCAAACGCACTTGCGATGCTTGGATTGCAGGTGGGCCAATTATTGACAAGAAAGCATAATTTTATGGAAAACGCCAACGGCGAGACAATCCTGACCAATCTTCTGACCTATCAGAATCAGCTACGCATATTCCATTGGCAGACAAAAAGTTATAGCCAGCACAAGAGTTTTGGTAATGCCTATGAAATGCTCGATGACAAGATCGACAACTTCTTAGAGACATTCTTTGGGAAGTATGGGCGGATTGTTTCTGCCTCTGTATTTGGCATTGAGTTAGACAATTTTTCTCCAGATTCCTTCGGTGAATACAATGATGATTTTATCGCTTTCTTGTCGGATGAACTTCCCGGCTATCTTGCCGAGGGCGACACCGACCTGCTCAATATCCGAGATGACATTCTTGGAGCAGTTAATCGCCTCAAATACCTCTTAACCCTAGTTTAATTTATGCCCCTACCAAGCCCAGAAAAAAACGATAAGATCAAAGACTTTATTGGCCGCTTCATGGCTAATGAGACAGCGGGTAAAGACTTCCCAGATATTAAGCAAAGGGCGGCGGTTGCCTACCAGACCTATAGAGATTGGAAAAAGAAGCAGAGGCGCAATAAGTCTCTTGAGGACGAAAGCCTTATCCCCGCCGTCTATATCTTGAGTCAAGGTGAGGCCAAGGGGCATGATCTTTATATTGATAAGATTAGCTTGGAACAGGCTTTTGAGTTAATGAAGAAAGCCCCTAATGGCGTGAAGGTTAAGATGAATCATGGATCGGGCTTGGATGCAGTAGTGGGTTTTGCCCGGAATCCCCGCATCGAGGGAGACAAGCTCAAAGCCGATCTTCACCTATTAAAAAGCTCCCCCCACTACGCTTTGATTAAAGAGATGGCTGACGAAGCCCCCGATCAATTTGGAGTTTCCTTGGCCTTTATGAACGAAAGCGAAACGATTGAGGGCAAAGACTATATTCGCCCCCAAAGCATTGCTTCCGCTGATCTTGTTAGCTCCCCTGCCTCAAATGAGAGGTTTAAGGATTTTGCAACCACAGAAAGCGAAATGCTTGTATTTGCCGTTGGGACTAAGCTCCGTTGTTGGGAGGGCTATAAGCCTGCCAAGGGCGTAGAGGCTTATGCGCCCGGCTCTTGTGTAAAGGCAGAGGCTAAAGAAAATTTGGGCTACAATGCGGGAGGCCAGAGTGTCCCCGCTGATATTAAACAAGCAGTTGTCGAGGCTGACCCAATACTTGACAATAAAGGAAAATCTACAATGGAAGATTATAAAACTCAGATGGAAGGCTTGATGAAGCGCATGGAAGCTCTTGAAGCCATCGTAACCCCGAAGACTGAAAATAAAGATGTCGTTGCCGAAGGCGCAAAGGCCGAGGGTGAAACCCCTGCCGTTGAGACCAAGGAAGACACCAACATGAGCGAGCTAGTTAAAAAAGCCCTCGTTGAATTTGGCATTAAGCCCATTCCCGCCAGCCCCGTAGTTGAGGAAAAGGTTGAGGCCAAAGTCGAACCCAAAACTTTTGAAGAACTTGTGGCGGCTCACGCTGACTATGGAACTTCGAAGCTAAAGGCCATGAAAGCCATTATGCTCTCCAACCCCAATGAATATGCCGAAGCCCTTGGCCGTGGCATTACCAAAATCTAACAAAGGATAAATAACAATGAGTTCACAAATTGAAGGAAATTTTCGGACGTTTACGTTTGCCACGGCAATCTCGGCCTATCGTCTCGTTCAGCCCGACACTACCGCTGGACAGGCGGTGGTTGCCGTAACTGGTGCTACTAAATCTATCGGCGTTGTTCAACAGGACGTTGCCGCTGGTGATGCAGGGACAGTTAAGTTGTTTCACCCTACGTTTTTTAGTACAGTTTCGGGAACGTGTGCGGTAGGTGATGTGGTTAAATTCGACAACGGCGGTCAGGTGACCACGCTCGCCGCGAATCTAGTTACTGCTGGTGTTGCTTTGGAAGCGGCTTCGGCAACTTCGGCGGTTATCGAAATTGCGATTCCGTTGTTCTAAACAACAAACAACTAACCAAGAAAGAATAGACTACAATGGCATTTATCTCTGGCGGTTCTACGATTCGGGCAGACATCAACCAAGCGTTGATTGAAGGCCCGAGTGATATTGGGTTGATTGGCGCGGAGGCTCTCCCTCTGCTCAATGTCCCTGCAAAAAGCGGAATTTACCTCAAAGCAACTCTGGCTGGTGCTGATCTTCGGAATGCAGACGCTCTCAAGCGTGATATTGCTTCCGAGTACGCCTCCATTCAGCGTTCTTACACCTCGGCAAATTTCACCACAACCGAATACGGATTGATTGAGTATTTGGATGATGCGTTTAAGGCCGACCTTAATCGCTTCTTCTCGATTGAAAGCTCCTCGGCGAAGTTCTTGCTCCGCCAGTTGAAGCTCTCGCACGAGAAGCGGGTTGCTGATTTGCTTTGGGCTACTTCCACGCCGTTCACCACGGCTGATGCTACCCCGGCTGTTAATTACACCGAAGCATTGTTGACCACGATTAACGCCCCTGCTGATATTGCGGGAGCCAAGTTGTCGCTCAATAAGCTCGGTTACGAAGCCAATGCGGTGCTGATGAGCGCGAACGTGTTCGAGCGTATCCGCCGTTCCACCCTCTTGCAGAATATGTTCTTCGGAGTTATCTCCGATGTCGGCCCTCGCTTGCTCTCAGAAGATCAAGTGGCGGCTGGTTTGGGTGTGGATAAGATTCTTGTGGGTCGTGCGGCTCGTAACACTGCCAACAAGAACATTGCTTATTCTGGCTCGTTCATCGTCCCCGACACTAAGATCATCGTTGCCAATTTGCAGGGCGGCGAGTTCACTGGTGGCGGAGTTGGACGCACCCTCGTTTGGGCTGATGACGCTCCCGGTGGTTTCATCTCCGAAACCTATCGCGATGACGCTCGCCGTTCCAATGTCCTCCGTGTTCGCATGAACACTGCGGAAGTTGTGATTGATGCGAATGCGGCAGTTCGTATCACCACGAATTATAGCTGATCTCGGTTCTGGTTCTGGTTCCTCGAAAGGGGGAGTGGGTGAATAACCTGCTCCCCCTTTTTATTTGCATTGACACTCTTATAATAAGAGAAATCCTACTTGAAATCCTAAATGAAATACCCTATTTCTCTTTACCTAATTGCAGGGAATGAAGAAGCCCATATTGAGCGTTGCATTAAGTCGTTTGCCCCACTCGCAAAAGAAGTGGTTGTTTGTATTGCTAGGGGGTCAGCTACGCCCGACAAAACCGAAGAGAAGGCACTGGCTCTTGGTGCTAGAGTTATTCATTATAAAAATAAAAAGTCTGATTGGCCTCATGTAGATGATTTTGCGGCGGCTCGCAATACCGCGCTAGAGGCTTGTGAAAATGATTGGTCAATATGGGTTGATGCTGATGATGTAATGGCTGATGATGGCGAAAAGATTTTAGAGGAAGGGATTGATGAGGCAGAGCGCAGGGGGTCTGAAATTGTTTGTTTTAGGTACATGGTTGAAAACGCTGGACTAAACCCAATAAGAGAGATGGCACTTCGCAAGGGGTGTGGACAATGGAAAAATAGGGTGCATGAAGCATTAGAGCCAAACGATAGAAACAAGCTCTTAGCAATCGACAAGGTTTTAAGGATTCATCGACCTCTTACCAGCAAGGCTGATTCAGCCAATAGAAACCACAAGATTTTAGCCGATGAACTTAAAGATGTTCCATTTCATCTTTATTATCAGCACCAAGAGTTTTTCTTGAGGGGCAACATTGAACAGGCGATTGCGGTTGGAGAAAAGGCTTTGGTATTCCCAGATTTGGATGAAACATTAAAATACGAACTTCTTTGCAATCTTGGGCGATGCTCGCCCCCGGATAAAAGATTCAAATATCTGGGAGAAGCGATTGCAGTAAATCCTATTCGGCGAGAGGCTTATTTTTATTTAATGGTCGAATATTCTGGCCGGGGCGATTGGCCTAAAGCATGGCACTCTGGTAGAGCGTGCATGGCGATGCCTAAACCTCAGTTGCATTATTGGAATCAAGTTCATGCTATCTATGAATGGCAAGCCCTTGACGCTTATAGGGTTGCCTCTATTTGTCATGGTCAAAAAGAAGAGGTGCAAAAGTTAAATAACTTTTATCCAAAGCCAAAAATAAGCGTAGTTCATGCCACACGAGGCAGGTCGCAATTAGCTTTTCAAAGAAAGATGCAATGGTTAGCACTAGCAAAAGAGCCGTTGGCAATCGAATGGCTATTCATGGTCGATCACGATGAGGCACTAGATTACACTCCGCATGAGGGGAAAAGGGTTAATCCGGGAGGGATTATTAATGCTTGGAATGAGGGGGCAAAACTAGCAAAAGGGGACATTATTGTGCAAATGAGCGATGATTGGAGTCCCCCTCGCTATTGGGATGCCCTAATTTCGCACAGAATGGGCAATCCTGGGGCCGAAAGGGTGCTTGCCATATCAGATGGGCATAGAACCGATAAACTCCTTTGTATGGCTATTTTAACGCAAAAAAGGCTTAGAAGGCAGGGTGGGTATATGTTTCATCCTAGTTATCAAGAATCAGACGGCATTTATAGCGATAACGAATTTACAGATCGAGCCTATGCAGATGATTGTGTAATTGAAGCCAAAGACATTATTTTTATGCACGAAAACGCTTTATTTGGGCATGGACAACCAGACGATCAATTAAAGAATCACAACAAACCAGAACATTATGAGAAAGGGAAAGCGATATATGAAAAACGCAAAGCAAATAATTGGGTGTAGAAAAGCCAAAAAAGAGGAGGATACCAAGGGGCTTGGTATAATCACGTTTGGGAACTCTCGCCCTGACCCCACCAAGTATGTGAAGGTGGATATAACCTATGATGAAAAGGCCGAAAAAGATTTATATGAAACAGGCATGAAGGCTCTCAAGTACGATAAAGAGGCTGTCATTGAATATGTTATTCGGAAGGCTTTAGAGGAAATGGTGAAATGCAAGAAGTAACCATAAACGATCCATTTGGACAAGCCTTGGCAAAATATAGCAAGGGCAAAAAGATTGGACTAGAGATTGGAGGAGGAACCGGGGACGGCTCCACTCAATGCATTTTTACAGAAAAGCTATTTAGCATTGAGATAAACCCAGACCGCATCGGGCGGCATCGCATGAATCTAGAGGCTAAAGGAGGAGTCTCCATTTGCGGCTCCGCTGTTACAAGAGACTTGTGGATGGATAAGTTGGATATTCTTGGATTTTACACAAACAAAAAAACCAATCTTAATCAGTATTCTTTGGATGTGGTTAATGGTTGGTATTCTGAATGTTTTAATATGGCTAAAGAATTCAAAACAAACGCTATTGAAGATATTCACTTCGATCATAATGTGGACTTTGACTTTGTGCTTATTGATGGTTCTCCCTTTTCTGGTAAGGCAGAACTTCGATGTCTAAGACCATTCTTGGCAGATAAAGCAATTATCGCCCTAGACGATGTGAACGATATCAAAAACTTTGATAACTACCACAAGCTAAAAGGTCATGTTGAATTGCTTTGGGAGGATTGGGGCGTGCGTAATGGGGCGGCGATTTTTCAATTATGCTAACCATCTTCACCATCGTCCTAAACGGAATGCCTTACATCAAAAGGCACATGGATGAATTTACAAAACTAAAGATTCCTTGGCAATGGCGTATTGTGGAGGGAGTTTCGCTTCCTGTTAATTGCACCCGCTGGTGCAACGAAATTACATATAAATGGCACAAGAACTTTTTATCAATAGACGGAACGCACGAATACCTAAACAACATATCCGGTGGAAATGTTTCCGTGTATTGGCAAGCCAAGCCATTTGCCGGGAAGATTGAAATGATTAAAGAAGCCTTGCAAGGCGTAGATCATGGTGTTGTCATGGAAATAGACTCTGACGAAATCTGGACAGCCGACAAGCTAGATGCGGTCTATGGCCTATTGAAAGAAGGTGATTATGGGAAGGCCGCGCAGTTCCATTGTAACTATTATGTAGGTGAAAAGAAAAAGGTTGTGACTAAAGAGGGATTTGGCTCGAATTGGTACGAGTGGTTTAGAGCTTGGAAGTGGGGGCCAAATGTCGAGTTTATCAGCCACGAACCGCCCAAACTAAATGTTCAAGCACCATTCGTTCCAAGAGGAGTAACTGAGGCGATGGGGCTAGTATTCGATCATTATGCCTACGCAAGCAAGGAACAATCGCAATTCAAGCAAGATTTTTATGGATACAAGGGATTGGTCGAAGGATGGGAGGAATTACAAAAAACAAATGGCCCGGTAAGGCTCTCGAACTATTTCCCATTCTTACACGACAAGAGCGTAGCCGATGATTGCTAAAACAATTAAATATTCTCAAAGGCTTGGGGATATTGTTCGATGCTTGCCAGCTTGTAAGTATTTAGCAGACCAAGGGCATGAAATTTTCTTTGATTGTTTTGCCCAATACCAAGAAGTTTTTGAAATGACTAGCTATGTAAAAGCAGGGCATAGACAAGGGGATATTTTAGACTTGGAAATCTGGCCTAATAAATACCAAGAATATCGGGCATCTGGTAAAACATGGACAGATTTTGTTTATTCTCATTCAGACATTAAGGGTGCTGATTCAACAAATATTATATTTGATAAGCTAGATGATGAGCCAGCCAAGGGATTGCCAAAGGAATATAACATGGTTGCTCCTTTTGGCATAAGCCAAGGCCACAAAAGAGACCCGCTACAAATCATTGTAGAGGCAAGAAAGAAGTGTGGAGATGAAAACTTCTTTGTGCTATGTCCTCCGGGGATTGAAATAAATGGAATTTCTATCTATACAGCATCAAGCATTGTAGAACTAGCAAGGGCAATTCGAGGTGCTAACGAGTTTTGGTCTATTGATAGTGGACAAATGGCGATTGCGGCAGGGGTTAGAAAAGATAAGAAGGTTGTGTATTTTCCCCAAACAATAGCCCCATTCGATAAGGACAATATCTTTATTTGGGATAGTGTAGAGATAAATTGACATAAGGGGTGGGTTTATGGCGGGGGCAATCGACACCTCTTATTTTTCTAGCGATCTTTCGTTTGCAATTAACGATTTATACACAACCGTAACCGGGCTTGCTTCTAGCCCTGTTTCGGCTTCTGTTACCGATCTTACCTATGCCTCTGAATTGGATATTGGGGGTGAAGTTATAAAGGTAACGCAAAGCATGATTGTACTAGCTTCGGCAATTTCTGTTCCAATCACAATCGGAAATTTAATAACCGTTGGAACTAGCGAAAGAATGATTGCTTCTTATCAACAATCCGCAGACAAAGTAAGCTACACAATAGAGGTCGCAGACCCAACAACCTAATGACCTCTATTGAAAGAGAGGTTGAATCAGCCTTAATCAGCGCAGTTTCGGCCACAAATATCCCATATTTTTATACAAGCGAAAGGGAGGGCGCAAGATTGCTTCCTAACCTAACTGCCCAAGCCAAGATAGCAAACGAGCTTCTAGTGCCATTTTCAGGCGTTTTTGGCCTATCTGCAACACTTACTTACACTAGCCGGGCCGACTCTGTAAGCCGGGCTGGGTTTGACCATGAGTTTGAAACCATCGTACAGGAACTCTATAGAGAGCCAAACCTAGCATCTTATATGACCTCAAATTCCTCCCTAAAGGTATTCAAGGCTTCTATTAGCTCAGAAACAGGAAGCATTGTCGCAAACAATAGGACTTGGCAAAAAGACATAGTTTTGAACATTCAAGCAACCAAATAAGCTATTTACTAATGAGCCAATCCATTTCTTATTATGTTGAAAATGCGGTTTCAGATGTTATTTCATCAATTTCAGGGTTAAATGTATATGTATCAAACCGAAGGGGAGGTAGGCTCTTCCCATACGCATCTATTAAAGCTGATATTAATAGCCAAATGATCGGAAATTATACAGGTGTTTATGATATGTCTGTATCAATAGACTATTCAGACACAGCGGCCAAGACCACAAAAGACGATTTTGATGCTACCTATTTTGAAGTGTTTGCGGCTCTATATGCTGAAAGCTCAACCTTGGCTGAAAAGCTAAATGCGGCTTCAGATAGAACCTATTTTTATATGGCTAGAATTACAAGCCAAACTCCCACAATTCGCACAGAAAAGAGGGCTTGGCAAAGAGGCTTAACACTTAACGTATATGCTACCCCTACTCCGGTTTCTGCCACTTATCAGGCATCCCTAGACTTTTCTGACCATCGCAATTCCATGTATGTTCCCCTAATTTAACAAGAGGTTATCAAATATGGCACTCCCCATTTTAGACGGCAACCAGTCAGCAACTACGCTATCAACTATTCTTTCTAGTGGGCAACATATCACCGCCCACACGGTTGTATCTCTTGGAACTCAAGCAGTTACAGACATTTCAACCGCAGTTGGCCTATTACAATCCGCAGTTGCAACACAAGGAAGCATTGCCAATACTGCCTTTGTTAAAATTGGCGGTCATACTGGAACAGCTACGACAGGAAATATCGTTCATGTTTCTTCTGTTGGAGCGATGAAGGTAGATGCGTCTGCCTCAACTCAACCCATCTCTGGCACGGTGACGGCGAACATCGAACGTGCGGTGTTTTCAAGCGGCTCAGGAGAGGGCGCAATTCCAAATGAGGCAGTTGCAATCGGTTGGGTAGAGGAAACAGTAGCAGGGGCAAATTTTAATTTTGCCTCAAAAAACAACCCTCTCCCCATCTCTGGCACGGTGACGGCGAATATCGGCAACAGCATCACCGTCTCCGCTCTGCCTGTCTCACTTTCCACCACCACCATCGGCGGGACGGCTCGGCTAAACGTCACGCTTTCATCGGCCACTACGATTGGCGCAACGGTTCCTAGCTATGGGAATCTTTATGGTGGGAGCGATGGCACAAACCTTAGAGCCATCCTTGTCGATTCATCTGGCAGAACAACTGTCACTGGATCGGTCAGCATCCTCGGCACTCCATCTGTCACGATGGGCGCAATCTCTGGAACAGTTACGGCCAACATTGCAAGCACCACGGTCACCATCTCGGCACAACCCTCTGGAGCCTTAACCACCCGCTTTGGTTCCGTAACAACGGCGAATACTGCGGGAATCACCACCGCCGTCACCAATACTTCCCGCAAGTATCTGCTCGCTCAGAATATCTCTACTGGAACGGTGACGATTGGCATTGGCTTTTCGCCCACCACCACGCAAGGCATTCAGCTTACCTCCGGGGCCGGACTGACGTTTGATTCGTTCGTGCCTACTGGAGCCGTCTATTGGCTGGGAGCCACCACTGGCGCGGCCTACACAATTCTGGAAGGTTAAAAGATGAGTGGCTTTTTTGGAGGAGGGGGGACGGCTTATTCCAATTTTACTGGAAGCTCGACAACCGTTACAGGATCAAGCGGCTTAGTCCCCGCCCCCGCCGCTGGGAAAAACACCCGCTATCTTTCCAGTGATGCGAGTTTTGGTGAAATACCTTGGCTTCCTCAATATAAAAATATTGCGGCTAATTATAGAATATCGACACTTGCTCAAGCGTCTGTCCAAGGAGTTACTGGAACGGCAAAACTAAGGATATTTTCACTTATATTTATACCATCAGATGGAAGCGTTGATGCTTTTGGATTTAGAATGCACTCAGGAACAATATCAGCGGCGGTTAACTTTCATGTTGCCCTGTGGGATGTGGCAGAAGATGGAACCCCATCAAATTATATTATTGGAGGAAACTCATCTACTGGAACCACGCCATCTACAGATATTTCATTTTCTGTTACGGCAACACCAGTAAAGCGTGGCTATTATTATATATCTGGTACTCCTGATGCCGCAATTACTGGAGGAGGGCAATTCTTTGCAAATTCAAGCTCTGGGTTTCCAGAAGTTAATTATATTGGCAGATTAAGCACTGTAAATGGTGGCTCTAGGGGATATGTATTTAGATATGTTGCGACAACTTATAACCAGA